TTTGGCCCTGTTAAGGGTGCCGTGTTTAGTGGTGTTCCTCGCGCTAAGATTGTTGGTGAGGGCGAGGTTAAGCCTTCCGCGTCTGTTGATGTTTCGGCGTTTACTGCGCAGCCTATCAAGGTTGTGACTCAGCAGCGTGTCTCGGACGAGTTTATGTGGGCTGATGCTGATTATCGTCTGGGGGTTTTGCAGGATCTGATTTCCCCGGCTCTTGGTGCTTCGATTGGTCGCGCCGTGGATCTGATTGCTTTCCATGGTATTGATCCTGCCACTGGGAAGCCTGCTGCGGCTGTCAAGTCTTCGCTGGATAAGACGAAGCATATTGTTGATGCCACGGATTCTGCTACGACCGATCTGGTCAAGGCTGTCGGTCTTATCGCTGGGGCCGGTTTGCAGGTTCCTAACGGTGTTGCTTTGGATCCCGCGTTCTCGTTTGCCCTGTCTACTGAGGTGTATCCGAAGGGGTCTCCGCTTGCCGGTCAGCCGATGTATCCTGCCGCCGGTTTTGCCGGTTTGGATAATTGGCGTGGCTTGAATGTTGGTGCTTCTTCGACTGTTTCTGGCGCCCCGGAGATGTCGCCTGCCTCTGGTGCTAAGGCTATTGTGGGTGATTTCTCTCGTGTTCATTGGGGTTTCCAGCGTAACTTCCCGATCGAGCTTATCGAGTATGGCGACCCGGATCAGACTGGGCGTGACCTGAAGGGCCATAATGAGGTTATGGTTCGTGCTGAGGCTGTGCTGTATGTGGCTATCGAGTCGCTTGATTCGTTTGCTGTTGTGAAGGAGAAGGCTGCCCCGAAGCCTAATCCGCCGGCCGAGAACTGATTTATTGTTGCGGTGATGTGTCAATGTGCAGGGGGTGGTGTTGATGGGTATCATTTTGAAGCCTGAGGATATTGAGCCTTTCGCCGATATTCCTAGAGAGAAGCTTGAGGCGATGATCGCCGATGTGGAGGCTGTGGCTATCAGTGTCGCCCCCTGTATCGCTAAACCGGATTTCAAATACAAGGATGCCGCTAAGGCTATTCTGCGCAGGGCTTTGCTGCGCTGGAATGATACTGGCGTGTCGGGTCAGGTGCAGTACGAGTCTGCGGGTCCTTTCGCTCAGACTACACGGTCTAATACTCCCACGAATTTGTTGTGGCCTTCCGAGATTGCCGCGTTGAAGAAGTTGTGCGACGAGAGTGGTGGCGCTGGTAAAGCGTTCACGATCACACCCACCATTAATAGTAGATATGCACATTCTGAGGTGTGTTCCACGGTGTGGGGTGAGGGTTGCTCGTGCGGGTCGAATATTAACGGCTACGCTGGCCCTTTGTGGGAGATATGATATGACCAGTTTTCCTTATGGTGAAACGGTTGTGATGCTTCAGCCGACTGTTCGTGTCGATGATCTTGGTGACAAGGTTGAGGATTGGGGGCATCCTGTAGAAACCGTGTACCATAACGTGGCCATCTATGCTTCCGTTTCGCAGGAGGAGGAGGCCGCTGGGCGTGACTCTGACCATGAGCATTGGTCGATGCTTTTCAAGCAGTCTGTTGTGGGTGCTGATTATCGTTGCAGGTGGCGTATTCGGGGTGTTGTGTGGGAGGCTGACGGGTCTCCTATCGTGTGGCATCACCCCATGTCCGGTTGGGATGCTGGTACGCAGATCAATGTGAAACGTAAGAAGGGCTGATAGGTAGTGGCTCAGGATGTGAATGTGAAGCTGAACTTGCCGGGTATGCGTGAGGTGTTGAAGTCTCCTGGGGTGCAGGCTATGTTGGCTGAGCGTGGCGAGCGTGTCAAGCGTGCGGCCTCGGCGAATGTGGGCGGTAACGCTTTCGATAAGGCCCAGTATCGTGGCGGATTATCGTCGGAGGTGCAGGTTCACCGTGTTGAGGCTGTCGCTCGTATAGGCACCACATATAAGGGTGGGAAGCGTATTGAGGCGAAGCATGGCACGCTGGCTCGTTCGATTGGGGCTGCGTCGTGATCGTCTACGATGACCCCAGGAAGTGGGCTAAACGCGTGCTCAAGGATGATGGCTGGCTGTCTGATATACCCTGTGTGGGGACGGTGCCCGATGATTTTACGGGTGACCTGATTTGGTTGGCGTTGGATGGTGGCCCGCAGTTGCATGTGCGTGAGCGTGTTTTTTTGCGCGTGAATGTGTTTTCTGATACGCCTGATCGGGCTATGTCTTTGGCGCGTCGTGTTGAGGCTGTTCTGGCTGACGGGGTTGATGGTGATCCGGTGGTGTTTTGTAGGCGTTCTACGGGTCCTGATTTGCTGGTTGATGGTGCACGTTTTGATGTGTATTCGCTGTTCGAGCTGATATGTAGGCCTGTCGAATCTGAGTAAACGTATTTGTTTTTGTTTTAATGTAATTGTTTGATATTTAATGGGGGTTGTGATGGCTGCAACACGTAAAGCGTCTAATGTTCGCTCTGCTGTTACTGGCGACGTTTATATTGGTGACGCGCACGCGGGTGATACTATTAAGGGTGTGGAACCGGTTCCTTCCGGGCTTACCGCTTTAGGGTATCTGTCGGATGACGGGTTTAAGATTAAGCCTGAGCGTAAAACGGATGATTTGAAGGCTTGGCAGAATGCGGATGTTGTTCGCACGGTTGCTACCGAGTCTTCTATCGAGATTTCTTTCCAGCTGATCGAGTCTAAGAAGGAGGTTATCGAGTTGTTTTGGCAGTCGAAGGTTACTGCCGGATCCGATTCGGGTTCGTTCGATATTTCTCCTGGTTCCACGATGGGTGTTCACGCCCTGTTGATGGATATTGTTGATGGCGATCAGGTTATTCGCTACTATTTCCCTGAGGTTGAGCTCATTGATCGTGACGAGATTAAGGGTAAGAATGGTGAAGTGTATGGGTATGGTGTGACGTTGAAGGCGTATCCTGCCCAGATTAATAAGAAGGGTGATGCGGTGTCTGGTCGGGGGTGGATGACGGCTTTAAAAGCTGATACTCCTCCGACGCCTCCTCCTTCGCCGAAGCCGGATCCTAATCCGCCGTCCGATAACTGACACACATATTGAGGGATTGTTGATAGATGAGTGACACTGGTTACACGTTGAAGATTGGTGACCGTAGTTGGGTGTTGGCGGATGCTGAGGAGACGGCGCAGGCTGTTCCTGCGCGTGTTTTTCGCCGTGCCGCGAGGATTGCCCAGTCGGGGGAGTCGGCTGATTTTGCCCAGGTTGAGGTGATGTTTTCGATGTTGGAGGCTGCCGCCCCAGTTGATGCTGTGGAGGCTTTGGAGGGGCTTCCTATGGTTCGTGTTGCCGAGGTTTTCCGTGAGTGGATGGAATACAAGCCTGACGGTAAAGGGGCTTCCCTGGGGGAATAGTTTGGCTCCACGGCCTGGTTGATGATTATCGTGGGGCCATCGAATATGATTGGAGGACCCGGTTCGGTTGCTCTGTTTATGATGTTGGTGGCCCCGTAATGTGTTGGGGTGAGGCTGTCCGGCTGGCTGGCGTGTTGTGTACCGATACGTCTAGTCAGTTGGCGGCCCACCTGAATGGCTGGCAGCGTCCGTTCGAGTGGTGTGAGTGGGCTGTGCTGGATATGTTGGATCATTATAGGTCTGCTAATAGTGAGGGGCAGCCGGAGCCTGTGGCGAGGCCTACGGATGAGCGTAGGGCCCGGTTTACGTCTGGGCAGGTGGACGATATTTTGGCGCGTGTTCGTGCTAGTGGCGGGGTGTCTCGCGAGATTAATATTATGGGGTGAATAGTGTATGTCTGGTGAGATTGCTTCCGCATATGTGTCGTTGTATACGAAGATGCCTGGTTTGAAATCGGATGTTGGTAAACAGCTTTCTGGGGTGATGCCTGCGGAGGGTCAGCGTTCGGGTAGTCTTTTTGCTAAGGGCATGAAGTTGGCTCTTGGTGGCGCCGCAATGGTGGGTGCTATCAATGTTGCTAAGAAGGGCCTCAAGTCGATTTATGATGTGACTATTGGTGGCGGTATTGCTAGGGCTATGGCTATTGATGAGGCTCAGGCTAAACTGACTGGTTTGGGTCAT